TGTTAGGCTGAAGTTTAACGCTGATGTTTTCCCTAATGGTGTACCTTCAATAACTGCTGTAGTAAAAGGTAAGAAAGTCTACAACCCTGCTAATGGGACAACAGATTGGTCTGACAACCCTGCGCTATGCCTACGTGACTACCTAACTTCTAAGTATGGGCTGAACGAGGAAGCTGCTAACATAGACGACGATTTAGTTACCAGTGCTGCTGCTGTATGTAACCAGACTAACACTATTGCAGGTACGACACGTTATACTTGTAATGGTGCTTTCACTACTTCACTTACACCTTACGACCTTCTGTCTGATCTATTGACCTGTATGGGTGGGTCTCTGTGGTATGCTCAGGGTAAGTGGCGTATGAAACCTGCCTACTGGACAGACCCAGTGATGGACTTGACAGACGATGACTTACGATCTGGAATAAATGTAAGTACACGACATTCTCGTCGTAACAACTTCAATACTGTAAAAGGTACTTTCCGTGGGTCAGAGTCTAACTGGCAAGTTACTGACTATCCAGAAGTTACTAACTCAGCTTTTCTTACAGCAGATAATAGCCAAGAATCTGTTGCTGACGTAGACTTGCCGTTCACTGACAACTCTATTGAGGCTAGACGTATAGCTCTAATCAGCCTAGAGTCTAACAGGCAACAGCTTACGGTCAATGCAGCCTTTGGTCTGAGAACACTAGAACTACAAGTTGGTGACAACGTAAGGATTACCAACACACGTTTTGGTTGGACTAACAAAGAGTTCCAAGTAATAGCTTGGTCGTTTGGTCTATCAGACGGACTAGACCTACAGATCAACATGACCCTACGTGAGACTGCTGAAACAGTCTTTGATGAAGTTAGTGATGGTATCGTCTACGAGAGAGACAACACTAACCTACTGTCACCTTTTGATGTACCAGAGGTCGGTCTTGCCGTATCCGCTGAAGCTAAAGTAAGCAATCAGAAGGTATCAAACATTGCTGTTGCTAATGTAACATCAGGTAGGGCAGAGGCTATCGACTATGTTGAGGTTGAGTACAAACTAGCAAGTGAAGCACTCTTCTCTGCATTTGGTCAGGGGCCACTTGGGGAGTTTAAAGTAAGAGACTTAGAAGTAGACTTCTATGACTTTAGAGCTAGGGCTATCAACACCTTCGGGATTAAAGGACAGTTTACACTACTGGAGAACCAAGAGATCAACGCATTTATTGGTGACCCTTCTGATGTAGGTAGTTTACTTGCAGAGATTTCTGGTGGTACTCTGTTTCTAACCTGGCCAGCTATACCTGACCCTGACTTGAGCCACTACGAGATTAAACACAACTCAAACACAACTGGGGCTACGTGGGGCAACTCATCCACTATCATTGAAAAGGTCGCTAGGCCATCTACTTCTGCCTCTGTACCAGCTAGATCAGGAACATTCTTAATTAGGGCTTACGACAAAGAGGGTAACTTTAGTGAGAACGTAACGACGGTTGTAATTGATCCCTCACAAATACCACAGCTAGGTCAAAAAGACACATTAACAGAGAACCCTAATTTCACTGGCTCTAAAACAAATGTCATCAAGGTTGGCAGTGCAATAGAGATAGACAACACAAGTGCAGCAGAACCAACCGGTGACTATTTCTTTAGTGCTTACATTGATACAGGGTCGGCTCGTAATGCTAGAATAACAGGCGCACGTACCTTTACCAGAAAGTTTGATGGTGGCACTTTGTTGTGGGATAACATCCCTCAGAATTGGGACACTTGGCCTGACAACTGGGATACGTGGACAAACGAAACTGCTGAGTTTGGTGATGTATCGGTTATAGTATATGTTTCAGCTACAAACGACGATCCCTCTGGTTCCCCTACATGGGGTTCTTATGAATTAGCAAACGGTGGTTTCTTAACAGGTCGTGCCTTTAGGTTTAAGGCCGTATTAAGCAGCGAGAACAGTACATATACACCAACCGTCACAGCACTGAGTGTTGACGTAGAGTATTAACAGAAAGGGCTTAACATGAGCCAACACGATTTTGATATTGCAAACCAGACATCATCCAATGCAAGAGCCGACATCAATAATGCTTTAAAGGCTTTAGCTAGTACGTCGTCTGGAACTACAGCACCTAGCACAACATATGCAAATATGCTTTGGTATGATACGGGTAACAACCAGTTAAAGATGAGGGCAGAGGCTGATGATGCTTGGATCAACATTGGCTATTTAGACCAGAGTGCTGATGCCTTTAGAATACTAGATAACACACAGGTTGTTAATACCGCTGGATCACAAAAGGGACTCCTTGGTAGTCAAAGCGCAGGGACTTGGCAAGCTGGCACAGGCACAACTGAGAGCTTAGTTAGTCCCGCGAAGATAAAGGCTGCTATTCTTGCCCTATCATACTCCCCTGACCCTGACTTCACAACACAAACATCATTTGCCAATAATGTCACCTCTGTTTCGCATGGATTGGGTGCATTACCCTCACGCTGGGAAGTAAATATTGTATGCACGTCAGCAAATCTGGGCTATGCTGTTGGAGATGTTATCCGCATAACTTCACACAACGAAGGTAGCGGTCTTCGTGGAACTACTGTGTCTGCTAACGCCACACAGATTACAGTAGCTGGATATTCTGTATTCCTTCAACCAAAAACAGCCACTGGGGTTACAGCACTAACAAACTCTAAATGGAATCTTATTTTTCAAGCTTGGGAATAAAGGATAAAACATGGCTTATAAATTAGGAACACGTAGTCTACAGAACTTATCAGGGGTAAACCCAGACATGGTTGCTGTAGTTAGCAAAGCAATAGAGATAACTGAAGTTGACTTCACAGTCATTGAAGGTATCCGTAATATCAATCGTCAGAGAGAGCTAGTGAAGGCTGGAAAGTCTACAACACTTAACTCCCGTCACCTTACAGGTCATGCTGTAGACATGGTTCCTTACCCTGTTGATTGGGAAGACATTGATCGTTTTGAATTGATGGCTGAGGCTATGAAAGAAGCGGCAAAAGAACTCGACATTCCTATCGTATGGGGTGGTGACTGGAAGAGTTTTTATGACGCTCCCCACTTTGAATTGGACAGAAAGACCTACCCATGACACCTGAGTGGTTAGATAAGTGGCGTATATGGCCCCGTCTGATTATCACTCTGTATGGCATAGCTTTCTACCAAACAACTAACTGGTTTATGAACCTTCCAGACCCCACTAACGCACAAGCTGGGTTTGTCTCAGTTATCGTTGGTGCTGGTGCTGGCTTCTTTGGGATATATGTCAATGGTAAGAGTAACATTAGCACTCCTGTCGATACTCCTTCTAAGTAATTGTACCAGTCTCAATCCCCTCAGTTTTCTATCGGGGAAAGGAACTAACGTAGCTGCAAATACTCAGATAGGTAAAACTAACACTCAGACAATCGGTACTACAAAGAACACTGAACAAAAGATAGTAGTAGAGACCTTAACTGGTGAGATTGAACAGTCTAACGACGACAATAAAGTTAGCACTAAATCGGTAGACAACTTAACAATCAACGAAATCCCACCTTGGGTCATCCTACTATTAGTTCTTGGTTGGATGCTACCTACTCCTCAAGAGATGGGTAGAGGTCTTTTGAAACTAATAACACTAGGAAGATACCGTGGAAAACCAAACTGAATGGCACTTATCTAAATCTGTTCCTCTAACCTTTGTCGTCGCTATCTTCATTCAGACTGTATCGTTAGTATGGTATGTGTCGTCAATGGATAACGCTATCAAGAACAACGAGAAGGAACTGCTAAGACAGGATGTACGTATTAATACACTAGAAGGTGTAGTACAAGCTCAGGCTCTTACTCTAGCTCGTATAGATGAGAATATAAAGTCTATCAGAGTTATGATGGAGAGAGTAGCCCACAAAGACGAACCTCGGTAATGGACCCCCTTAGCTGTATAGCAGCAGCCAGTACAGCATACACAGCCCTAAAGAAAGGCTTTGCTGTGGGCAAGGAGCTATCCTCAATGGGTTCCCAGTTGCAACAATGGTCAAAGGCTTTGAGTGATCTTGATTTTGTACACGAAAAGGCATCTAAGCCACCCATGTACAAGATGTTTTCTGACACACAATCTCAGGCACTAGAGGCCTGGTCAGCTAAACAACAGGCGACCCAGATGAGGGAAGAACTCCGTAGCCATATCAGTTTCGTTTACGGACCCTCAGCTTGGGATGAAATAGTACGCACTGAGGCTAGGATGCGTAAGGAACAACGAGAGTTAGTCTACAAGAAGCAAGAGTTTATCGACAACTGTATTAACTGGACGATAGGTATACTCTTGGCCTTGGCAGGTATAGCTGGACTAGCACTTGTATTTTATCTGGTAGGTAAACAACAAGGTAAGTGGTAGCTCACCCCCCATAAATAGATACAAAAAGACCCCCAAGGAGCAATCCAAGGGGGTTTTTCTTTGTCTAGGTTTCTTCGGGCCAACGATAACACGCATATCCTTTAACT